CGCCAAGGTCGCAAGTGCGCCGGAACCGTCGATTGGAGCTTTAGAACCGTCGAACTCGATCTTCGTATCAGCGCCAAGGTTGATCGTGATCTGGAACCGGTCATTCTGTTGTCCTTGGCCGGGGGTCTTCTTGGCGCCGGCTATGTCGGTCATCCACTTCACTGCTTCGACGACGTGGTTGAGGGGTTCTTTCCCGCTGACGGCTCTTGAGTAGACGTGGGAGATAGCTTCTTCGGCGGCGTAAAGCGACTTCAACTGGGTTCGGGTTAGCGTGTTAGTCGTAGCATGCCACTCGATCCGGTACTCGTCAACCAGTTTGTTGAACCACTCGTTGGTCTTAATCTTTTCGTAAGTGGCCGCGTCTATGTTGAACGAGGTAAGGATTTCCTCAATTTCCCGCATGCCGATCCCAACCTCACGAGCGAGCCTCGCAATGTCGGCCGGTGTGAAGGTAGTCCCAGGAACAGGCGTTACCGGGACGGTAACAATAGGGACGATCTGTGTCATGGCCAAATTGGTAACCTCTTTGCGTTAAAGGATCGTTCATGGCTAGTCTCGGGCAGAACGGTGTAATCCAGGTGGTTCCTCCCAGCGTACTTGATGCGCAGGAGCAGAACCGTGCCTCTATGCAGGCGCAAGCGACCCAGAATGCACAACAGCAGTCCCAGCCTGACGTGTCAAGCCTTGTTAGCTACATCAAGGGGCAGTTCGAGATATTCCGTAACCACCGCAATACGCAATCCGGGTGGTCTGAACGGCTTTTGGTGGGTCTACGGGCCTACAAAGGTCAATATGACGAGACCAAGCTTCACGAAATTCGCCGGTACGGCGGGTCCGAAGTGTACATGCGGATGATCGCGCAGAAGTGCCGCGCGGCCAGTTCGCTGCTTCGGGATATCTATCTTGGGGCGGATCGGCCGTGGGCGCTGCGTCCGCCCTGTGATCCGGAAATTCCCGATGAAATCAAGCAAAAAATCGACGTTTTGATGAAAACTGAGGCCCAATTGGTGCAGCAAACTATGGGTCAGCCGCCGTCTCCGCAGGACACTCAGAAGCGGAAGCAGTCGCTCATGGAGAGCGCGATGGACGCGGCGAAGAAGAAAGCGACTGATCAGGCCAAAGACAGCGAAGACAAGATTGACGAAATCATGCGAGAGGGAGGGTTTTACCATGCCCTGGCCGAGTTCCTTGTTGATCTTCCAATTTTCCCTTTCGCTTGCATTAAGGGACCTGTGGTTCGCGTCATTCCGACAGTTACTTGGCCTCCCGGAGGAGGACAACCTACCGTCCAAATGAAGCCCACGCTGACGTGGGAACGCGTGAACCCGTTCGATCTGTGGTGGTCCCCTGGCGTTGCATCGATTGAGAATGCGAACATCATTGAGAAGAAGCAGATTACGCGGGCGGAATTGAACGAATTGCTTGGCTTACCGGGGTACAATAGTGACGAAATTACCGCCGTGCTGGATGAATACGGTCGCGGCGGCCTCTATGACAATTGGGACACGACTGACGCTGAACGCGCCGTGCTTGAAAATCGGGAGAACCCCGCATGGAACCGCACCGGTATGTTGTCAATGATGGAGTTCAATGGGAACGTGCAAGGCCGTGTCTTGCAAGACTACGGGCTCGCTGTCTCCGACGAACTGCGCGATTATCACGTCCAAGTCTGGTGCATCGGGGCGCACGTGATAAAGGCACAGTTGTCCCCCTCGCCTCGGATGCGTCACCCCTACTTCATTACGAGCTTCGAGAAAGTGCCTGGGACACCTGTTGGGAACGGGCTGACGGACTTGCTTGTGGATGTCCAGGAATGTGCCAATGCGACGTTGCGTTCGTTGATCAATAATCTTTCGATCGCGTCTGGCCCCCAGGTGGTGATCGATGATGAACAGATCGACCCGTCCGAAAACACGGAGAGCTTGTTCCCATGGAAACGGTGGCACGCCAAGAGGAACCTGCTCGCGGGCGCCACGTCGGCGACCAAGGACCCGGTGTCCTTTTTCCAGCCGATGGATAACTCGGACAAACTGATCAAAGTCCTGGAATACCTGACTGGTGTAGCAGACGATGTTTCAGCTATTCCGAAGTATGTTGGCGGGTCTGCCGGTGGCAACGCGGGTCGCACGGCAAGTGGCCTTGCGATGCTTATGGGTAACGCCTCAAAGATTTTGCAGACAGTCTCTGCGAACGTCGACCGGGATGTGATGGAACAGTGCCTGTTGCAGCTTTTCGACCTGATCCTGCTGACGGACACGAGCGGCTTGCTGACCGGTGAGGAGCGCGTGACGGTTCAGGGGGTGAGTGTCTCGATCCAGCGCGAGACCCAGCGCCAGCGGCAGATTGAGTTCTTGCAGGCGACCGCCAACCCGCTCGATCAGAAGATCGTGGGCATGAAGGGCCGGGGCATCGTTCTCCGCAACGTCGCGACGGGCATTGGCATCATGGGCGAGCAGATCGTTCCGGATGACGACAAGCTCGACAAGATGCAACAGGACGAGGAAGCAAGTCAACAGACCCAAGCGGCTAATGAAGCGGTGAATAAGGGTGTGAATGCCGGGGTAGAAGCCGGTGTGAAGCGGATCACGACTGAGTTGACTTCGGGTCTTCTTGGTCAGGATGAACGGCTACCGATGGGACCGGCGGTCCACATTGGGACCCCACCGGCCGGAGGTACGCCGGGGGGTCAGCCGGCTCCTGGTGGTCCTGGTGGTCAGCCAGCGCCCGGCGGGGCGCCTCAGGGGCCGGGTGGCCCTGGCCAGCCGTCGCAGCCTCAAGGGCCGGCGACGAACATGGGGCATGCCGCTGCACGCGCGCAGGGGGCTAAGCCGAGCCAGTTGTCTACTGGGCATATGGGGCCGCAGACGGCCTTGACGGGTAATTCCAAAGGGCCGGGCGCGATCCCCATCCAGGGCGGCGCAGGGTAAGAGGAGGATACTATGAGTGCACCGTTTGGGTATTCCGTCGTGGACTTGTCGCTGGCGGCGGCTAAGTCTCAGGTGTTCATTGGTTTCTGCAAGATCAATGCGTTTTACGTGTTCAACCACGTGACTTCGATCCGGTATTTGCAGATTTGGGACATTGGTCGCGTGCCGGTGCTAGGGACTGACAAGCCCACGTGGCAGTTTGGCATTTCCGCCGGTACTTCGGCGAACCAAGGGGCTCCTCCGGCTTCTGCAACGTTTGAAGCTGGCCTGAAATGCGTGAACGGGTTCTACTGGGCGCTGACTACAGCGGCGGGCGCGACGACTTCGCTGGCGTCTTCTGGTGATTGCGACGGGACGATCGATTGGGAGCTTCGCCCGTAACGAGTTGTTCACCTGTTGGGTGTACACCCGAAGTCGAATTATGGACCCCGTACCCTAGGTTAGCGGGTTTGGAGTAACGACCATGACGTACAACATCCGGTCCTCGCGGTTCTACGATTTGCAGACCATCGGCCCCGTGCTGAAACAGGTCGTGGACGCCATCAATGCCGGCAACATCGGCGGCCCCACGGGTCCGCAGAGTGCGACCGGGTTCACGGGTCCCACGGGTGCTGCGACTGGTGTCACGGGTCCGACGGGTCCGACCGGTCCGACTGCGCAGACTGGCGCGACCGGCCCGACCGGGTTCTCCCCTGGAACGGGTCCGACGGGTGTCACAGGGCAGACTGGCCCCGCTGGCGGCGCGACGGGTCCGACGGGTCCGACGGGTGTCACGGGTGCTTCGGCGACCGGTTCTACCGGTCCTACGGGGCAGGCTGGCCCGGCTGCGACGAACGGCGCGACCGGCCCTACCGGATATACCGGGCCGACGGGTGTCACTGGTCCTGGTCCTGCGACTGGTCCTACTGGCCCGACCGGTAATCCGTCTCCGACCGGCCCGACTGGCACGGCGACCGGTGCGACCGGTGCGACGGGCAATACCGGTCCGGCCGGAGGCAACTGGCTCTTTGTCGTTCCGACCAGCGATCCGCATATCAAGGGCGCGGTGTGGAGCAACAGCGGCGTGCTGACGGTTTCGGCAGGCTAACAGGAGGTTCCTATGGCCGGTACGACTGGTGCGCGCGGCGTTGCAGGCATCCCCTCGCCGCGCAATTACGACAAGTGGGGCACGATCCGTGATACCCTCAAGCAGGTTGTCGATATCGTGAACCTCGGCGGCTGCACTGCCGGCTTCACCAAGGTTGGTGGTCCGACTGGTGGCAGCAAGACCGGCCCGACTGGCCCGACCGGTGCCGCGCCAATTGGCAGCACCGGGAAGACTGGCCCGACCGGCGTGACCGGTCCGACTGGCAACACTGGCCCTTCAACTGGCCCGACTGGCCCGACTGGCCCCGCTGGCCCGACTGGGCTGTTCTTGACCACGCCGACGGGGGCTCAAGGCGTCCAGGGCGTGACGGGGGCCTCAGGCACGAATTTCACTGGCAACACCGGCCCTACTGGGCCGACCGCGGCCACCGGACAGACCGGGCCGACGGGCTACGGCGGCAACTCGGGGCCGAGCGGACCGACCGGTCCGACGCTCTCGACTGGCCCGACCGGCGCCACCGGCACGACCAATACCGGCCCGACCGGCCCCTCGCCGGCTGGGCTCACGGGTCCGACCGGACCGACCGGTCTGACTGGGCCGGGTGTGTTCGGAGCGTTCTTGACGGTGCCCTTTGTGGGCAACGATGGGAGTAACATCGTCCAGGGTGCGACGGGACCGACTGGTGGTCTGTTCATTCCGCCGACGTGGGACCCGCACATCGTGAATGCCGTGTGGTTCAAGCTCGTTGCGGGCCTCGACTACACTGACACGTTTTACGACGGTGCCGCCCCCGGAGCGACGGGTATCAACGCCCTGCAAGGGACCTTGACAATCTCGGCTGGATAAGGCACACCGATAGCGAAACAGGGAGCCCCACCCCATGTCGCCCGAGTACCAACGCCAATGGCGCGCTCGTAATCCTGATAAAGTGAAATCATATCAGGTGAAACGGCGTGCCTATAATGTGGCATGGTACCAGCGCAACAAGGCCGGGGTCCGCGCATACAATATCCAAGCTCGAACCGGTCTTTCTTCGTCGGATTGGAACCGCGCCTTCTTGGCACAAGGCTCTATATGCGCGTCATGTCAATCTCCCGACCCCGGAACGAAAAAGGGTTGGCATACGGACCATGACCATGTTACAGGTATTTTTCGTGGTATTCTTTGCCAGCGATGCAATCTCATTCTTGGCCATGCGAAGGATGATCCGCAGCACTTGCGTGCTGTTATCAGGTATCTTGGGAGAGCTAAATGACAGCCCCTCGTTTGTGCTTAAATATGATTGTGCGTAACGAGTTGGCGAACCTCCCCCGGTGCCTTGAAAGCACCGTGGGCCATATTCACTGTGCAGTGATTTTTGACACGGGCTCGACCGATGGTACTGTTGAGTACATTCGCGCACATTGCGCACAGCATAAAATTCAGTGTTGGGTTTTCAGCGGGAAATTTGAAAATTTCGAACAGGCGCGCAATATTGCCTTGAATAAGGCAAAAAAATATCATGTCGGTTTTGATTATATTCTCCTCATGGACGCGGACATGGAGCTAAAGGTGGACGCCCCGCTACCGGCGTTGACGGCCGAGAGCTATTGTCTCTTGCAGAAGCAAGGCGGGCTCAACTATCACAACGTTCGCTTGCTGCGGAGGAACAGTGGCGCGCAGTATCACGGGGTGACCCATGAGTACCTTGGGGCAAATGAGCAGGCCCGGTTGCCGGGTGACGTTTGGTGGTTCCAGGATCATGCTACGGGCTCCAACCGGGGAGACAAGTACGAGCGGGATAAGCGCCTGCTTGAGGGATATCTCGCGGATCATCCGAAGGATGGACGAAGCCTATTCTATCTCGCCCAGACGTATCGTGATGCCGGAGCCCACGCCAAGGCGATTGACCTATATCGCCGGCGGATCGATGCAGGCGGCTGGGACGAAGAAATTTGGTATGCCCGGTATCAGATCGCTCTCGCGTTCAAGTCGCTGGGGAACGAACCGGAGTTCGTCACCAACGCCCTGATTGCGTTTAACGCTCGGCCGAGCCGCGCCGAGCCACTGCACGCCCTTGCTCGATACTTCCGTGAGAAGAAGGATCAGCAGCAGTCGGCGTGGCTGTTCGCCGAGGCTGGCGCCAAGCTTCCGTACCCGGGCGACATGCTGTTCGTGGACCGGTGGATGTACGACTGGGGCTTCCTTGAGGAGAAGTCGATCCTTGGGAGCTACGTGGCGGGCAAGCGCGACGAAGGCGCTAAGGCGTGTAACCAGTTGGCGTTGAAGCGGGAAGCCCCCGCGGTCCCGCGGGAGAACGCGAGACGGAACCTGTTTTGGTATTTGCGGCCACTGAAAGAACACGCTCCGTCGTTCCAGGCGGTCCGCATTCCCGACGTGAACCCGGACAAGACGTACACGAATACGAACCCGTCGGTCGCTGTGGTGGGCGACGCGTTGAAGGCGATCGTGCGGACGGTGAGCTATCGTATCCGGCCGGATGGGACCTACGATTACAATGGTCACGCGGCGATCCGGACCACAAATTTCCTCGTGGACCTTGATGACCAGTTCGCCGTGAGTAATCCCGTCGAGTTGAAGCGTCCGACCGGGTTCCCCGAGCCAGTGTTCAAGGACGTGCTCGACGTGGAAGACATGCGCCTGATCCCTTATACCAATGAGCTATGGGCCAACGGATGCGTGCTTGAACAGAACTCGCAGGCATGGCGGGAACAGTTCCTGATGAAGCTGAACCCCGTTACCGGGGAGGTAACAAGTGCTCAGCGGATGGACATTGAACCCAAACAGAACGAGAAAAACTGGATGCCTATCCTTGATCCGGCCGGGCTTTATCCGTTGAATTTTATGTACAGGCCCGGTGTTATTTATGCGACCCATAAGGGCCTTATTGTCACTCATGACCCGGTTTTGGCGGTTGACGATTTCTCCGGTGGTGGGCAGCTTGTTCCTTGGGACCTGGGCTGGCTAGGGATCGTGCATACGGCGCGGCCTGACCCGACCAACGGAAAACGATACTACTGGCATCGTTTCGTGCAGTTCGATCAGGACTACCGCTTGCAGATGGTGTCACGTCCGTTCGTGTTCTTCGACAAACAGATCGAGTTTGCCGCCGGGCTCGCAAGGCACGCTGGCAAGGTCATCGTGTCATTTGGTGTGCTGGATCGAGAGGCGTGGGTTGCGTCGATCGACGAGCACGAATTGAGGGAATTGCTATGGCTATCGTGAAAGTGGTGACCGGGTATATCGACATTCCCAACCATCCGCGTGGGGCGTACGACTATCGCGTGCTGGGCGAGAAGCTTCTGGCCGCGATTGACGGGTACGAAGCGCTCGTGTTTGACGGACCCGAACAGACCGTAGCGCAAACATGGATGGCCCAGGCCCTCAAAGGCATGCCGAACATCACCCGCTCCGTCGCCGATAATCCGGAGAAGAACACGCTGCCGTATCACTGCGTGCAGCACCAGAAGTTCGGGTGGCTGTCTGCGGCCAAGATGCTCGATACCGAAGACCCCGCCCAGATGTATGTCTGGATCGACTATGGCATTCTGCATGTCCCGGGGGTGACGCCGGAAGTGATCCAGAAATATCTGGCGCGGATCGACAACTGCGGCGGTGCCGTCACCCTGCCCGGTTGTTGGCCGATAGGTGACGTGCCACACGACCGCCCGTGCTGGCGGTTCTGCGGCGGGCTGATGGCTGTGCCGTCGCCGCTCGTGAAGATTTTCACCCGGTCCGCCATGGGCGTCGCGATGCGGCAGATATCGGCGACCCGCAATGTCGAGTGGGAGGTGAACACGCTCGCCCGCCTCGAAGCGCTGGACGAGGTTCCCATGAAGTGGTATAAGGCGGACCACGATCAGACGATGTTCACAGGTGCCCCATGAAAGTCGGCGTCGTTACCGGGTTCATACCGATCCCCGTGCACCATTTGAGCGCCAACCAGTATCATGAGTTGGCGTTGACGTTGGCGGGCGCGGTTCTCTCTAGCGGTGCCACGTTCCGTGCGTTTGTGAACGAGGAGCCTCTTGCAAGCTGTTGGGCGTATGAATTATGCAACGGTCTTCCACCGGCGAACCCGGTCCCGGCCGATCGGTATGCGTCGCCTGAGATCAACGTCATGTCGCACATTATCCAGCACCAACGCACTACGTGGGCGCTGCGCGCGGCTAAGAGGGAACCGGATGTGGCCGTGTGGGTATGGTTCGATTATGGTCTCATGAAGCAGGGCGACTGGACCGGCAAGCCCATCCGTGCGGAGAATGTGCAACGGTTTCTCCGCAAGCTCGCAGACATGAAGGCGCTCGATCATATCCCATTCCCCGGGATCACAGACAAACAGACGGTTTATCCGACAGGTAATGTGTGGCGGTTCTGCGGTTCGACCCACATCTGGCCGAAACAGTATCTGCCGGAAATCCATGATGAATATAAGGCTCGCTTGATCGCGTGGGTACATCAATTGAAGACGGTACCGCTTGATTTGCCTATCTGGGCGCTGGTCGAGCAAAACTTGAAACTTCCCTTCCGCTGGTATCCCGCCGAGTACGACGCGACCCAGTTGGACAACCTACCAGGAGGGGTCTGATGCCCTACGCGTGGTCGAGAGAAGAAGAAAACGCTTATCGGCGTCAAAGGTACGCGAAGGACCCCGCTGCTTCTGCGAAACGTAATAAGAAATATCTTGCGTGGAAGAAGCAACAGATGCCCGATATTCATCGGTGGCGGGCTATCTTTTACACCTATGGACTTAAACAAGAGGCGTGGATGGACCTATTTGCGAAACAAGGATTTTGTTGTAAGGTTTGTCACACGCAAGCGTCTGGATCACGTAAAGGATGGCATACCCACCACACTGGCGACAAGAAAATAGGTACGCTTAAAGTTCACGGCATCCTTTGCCACCACTGCAACGTTATCCTTCACAAAAGAGCAACGCCGGAGCTTTTGCGGAAGCTAGCGGACTTTATGGAGAGTTACAATGACTGAGATGTGTCTATTGGATCAGCTTGCGCGAGAATTTGAAACAGACAAAGGTGGGCAACACTTTCGTTATGGAGGAGGTGATAGCGATACCAACCATAACTATTGTAAGATATACCACCATTTGTACGAGGCAGATCGAAACGAAGTGCGAAATGTATTGGAAATTGGTGTGCATGCTGGGTCCAGCCTTCGTATGTGGAAGCGGTATTTCCCCCGCGCCAATATCCTCGGGCTCGATACCAACACGGACTGCCTTCGGCATGCCGAAGACCGGATCGTCGTGAAGATGGCCGATCAGAACAACCCGGAGCAGCTTCGTGCGGCGGTCTACGGGAGCAAGTTCGATTTCATCGTGGATGACGGGTCCCATGAACGATCCCATCAGATCGTTTCGATGCAGACCCTGCTGCCGTACCTGGAAGACTGGGGCTACTACGTGATTGAGGATATTGGCACGATGCCGGCGTTCCCGCCGGAGCTTGCCACCGCGGTTCCGCCCGATTACGAGTTCCAGGCGGTCTATGTCACCGGTGGGCTCGGGCCGAAGGTGCAGCCCGGTGAATGGTTGATGGTCGTTCGGAGGAAGCCGACGTGAAAGTCTGCGTTACCGGCGTCGCCGGGTTCCTCGGGTCCCATATTGCTGATGCGATGTTGGCCCGAGGCCACGAGGTAGTTGGCGTGGATAACATGGTCGGCGGTGAACAATCCAACATACCGGCCGGCGTGGAGTTCTACTCTCTCGACTGCCAAGACTTGGTGAAGCCAGTGTGGCATTTTGTCATGCAGGACGTGCAGCTAGTTTACCACTGCGCCGCGCTGGCGTACGAGGGGCTCTCCGTTTTCTCGCCATATACGGTGGTCGAGAGCATAGTGGGCGCGTCCACGGCTGTGTTCTCGGCGGCGATCCGTGCTGGCGTACGCCGGATTGTCCACTGTTCGTCCATGGCGCGATATGGCGCATTGATGCCGCCGTTCACCGAAGATGCCGACTGCCGGCCGCAGGACCCGTACGGGATCGCTAAGTTGGCTGCGGAGGGCATCCTTCGGAACCTGTGCTATGTGCACGGGACTGAGTTCGTGATCGCGGTGCCGCACAACATCATCGGTCCGCGGCAGAAGTTCGATGATCCGTTCCGCAACGTCGCGTCGATCATGATGAACCGAATGCTCCAAGGCAAGCAGCCTATCATCTATGGGGACGGAGAGCAGAAGCGGTGCTTCTCGTTCGTCGGCGACTGCCTTGACTGCCTTGTGAAGATGGGGACCTTGGCGGATGTTACCGGGGCGGTAATCAACATCGGGCCGGACGAAGAACCTGTGACGATCAACCAGTTGGCCCGGCATATTTCTGCCCACACGTTGTTCCGGCCGAAGCTTGAGCCAATTTACATGCCGGGGCGGCCGCAGGAAGTGAAGGTGGCCTTGTGCTCCTCTGCCAAGGCGCGCCGGCTTCTCGGCTACGAGACCAAGACGACCTTGGATGAAGGGCTCAAGGAAATGGTGCAGGCGATGGTGGAGCGTGGTCCACGCCCATTCAAGTATCATCTTCCCTTGGAAATCGTCTCGGCCAAGACCCCCCGCACGTGGACAGATAGAGTTTTTTAACCTGTTGCTGGTACCTGTCAGGAAGTGATCTACAATTTCCTGACAGGAGAGTTCCATGGCCAGTTCCAAGGGCGGTGAAGGCGGCTTCGGCGAGGGCGATAACGTCCATTCCGGCTCGGGTTCCAAGAGCGGGGGCGCCGGCTACAGCCTGCCGAAGGGCAAGGCCGAGGGCAGTGCCGTCGGCGGCAAGGCCGCGACGTTCGCCGAGGGCGGACACTCCAACCACATGTTCGGTGAGCAGAATGCCGACGAGCAGAAGTCGGCCACGACTGCGCATGACACCGGCGGTGGCGGCGAGGGCGACAAGTTCGCCAAGGGCGGTTCCGGCAAGATGTTCGGCTACAACCCGAGCGTCCCGGCCCGCGCCGGCATTACCGGGGCTCGGTAATGGCCGGGTTGACCCCAAAAGCTCCGAAGATCGGCGGCGCTAGCGTGCCGAAAGGCCGCGCCGTCGCCGGGGTTGAGGGTCCGAAGTTCCAGAAGACGGTTCGCGCGCCGAACCAATTCCCCCACCTCAAGGTCAGCCGGCGCGACTATTCCAAGCCCGAAATGGGCGCCGAGCAACCGCTCGGGTTCTCCGAAGGTCAGAAGTCCGGGTTCGGACAGACCGGGATCACAGGAGAGACTTAAATGGGACCCCTCAAGAAGCACCTGACCCCGATCGGGAAGGGCGGCATCACCGTACATAAGGGCAAAGGGGCGGCTCCATTCCCCCAACCGAAGCCCGGCCCTCTTACGCAGGGCGCCCCGAGCATGAACAACTATGCCAAGGCAACCCCCTTGCCGCCGCCTCCTCCGCCTATGGGTGCACCCCCGTCCCCAATGGGACCGGTTGCCCCCATGACGACTGGTAGCCCTGGCCAATCCCAGGGAATGGTGTGATGCATCATCAAGAGATTAAGGACCGCTGCCGGCACTTGCGCGCTCGTGCGCCCCAGGAGTGGCAGGACTTTGTGACCATGTTCGCCGAGTACACCGCGGAAGCAGTGGACAAGGTGACTGAGGCGGACGCCGCCGATATCATGACTGCGAAAGGCTTCGCTCTCGCCAATAAGGCGTGGATGCAGACCTTTCTCCATCTTGATACTCCACCGGCGCCCCAGCCTGTAACCCTACCGCCTACGCCGATCGCCGTAGCCGGACCATAGGAGAAGTACCATGCCCACGTTGAAGCCCGTCGAAGTGACGGTTGACGCCAAAGGTATGCCGATCCCCCCGGTTGACCCGAATGTCATCATCCCCGGCCGTGTACAGGCCGCCGCCGCAGCCGCCGATGCCATCCACGCCCAGGCGTATGCGACCCATACCCCGCCGCCTCCGCAGCAACAGCCAGTCCCCCTTCCCCAGCAGGCCACGCCGCAGCCCCAGCAGGCCACGCCGCAGCCCCAGCCCCAGCTAGACGAGGCTAGGTCGAACTGGGATGCGAACCAGTGGATGCAGCATGCGAAGTCTATGGAGGGCCGGTTCAAGCAAGTCAAAGAGCAGAACGATACGCTCCAAGGGCACATGACGGAACTGGGCGAGGAGTTGATCCGGGCTCAATCCACCATGGCCCGCCCGCCGGTGTTCGCTCCACCGGCGCCCTTTTCCCCTGTGCCGACGCCGGTGCAGCATTTTGTCACACCGCAGGATATCGAGACTTACGGCGAAGACTTCTTGAATGCGGCGCAGCGCGCGGCGTTGCAGGCAGTTTCGCCGAAATTGCAGGCACTTGAGAGCCGAAACCAGCAGCTTGAGCGCAAGCTCCAAAAGCAATCGATGGTCACGATCGAGAGCGAGCTTGACCGCGAAGTGTCAAACTGGCCGCAGATCAATCTCAGCCCGCGGTTCAAGAACTGGCTTCGTTTACGAGATATTTACTCTGGCGTTGTACGAAGCAAATTACTGAATGATGCTCACGTTGCCGGCGACGCCGCCAGAGTGGTGTCATTCTTCAAGGGCTTCCTCTCCGAGGAAGATGCCACAGGGTCAACTGAATTTCTCCCGACCCATGAGCCGACGCGGCAAGCCTCGCCTCAGACCCCGGGAGTAGAGCTTCAAATGCTCGCAGCCCCTGGACACGCTCGACCGGCCGCAGGCTCCCAGCCGCAGTCCGCCGACGGACCCCAATGGATCACTCGTGGTCAGATCAAGCAGTTCTTCGAAAACGTCCGTAAGGGCGTCTACGCAGGACGCGAGCAAGACTACCACAATGATCAAGCTTTCATCTTCGAATGCCAGAGTGCTGGCCGCGTGCGTTAACCCAGGAGGCTGTAGCAGCCTCCATCAATAGGAGGCTGTTATGGCCATTCCGAGCGGTGCCTTTCCCATTGCCCCTGCCGGGGGTACGTCCGTCTACCCGACTGGTGGATCGGGCAATACGCTGCAAGCCACCGGGTTCATTCCGGAGATTTGGAGCGGCAAGCTCGTGGAGAAGTTCTACGCGAGCACTGTCCTTGCGGCGATTTCGAACACCGACTACGAGGGCGAGATCAAGACCAAGGGCGACCGTGTGAAAATCCGCACGAAGCCGACTATCACCATCCACAACTACTCGGCCGACGAATTGCTCCCCCTAGACCGCCCGTCCGGCGGCACGGTGGAACTGTACATCGGCAACGGCAAGCTGTTCTCGTTGATCCTGGATGACGTGATGGAAATCCAGTCGGACCTGAACATCTTGTCGATCTGGTCGGATGACGCCGCCCAGCAGCTTAAGATCGCCGTTGATCAGGACGTTCTAGACGGCATCGTCAACCAGATGGTGTCTGTGAACCGCGGGACTGCTGCGGGCGTGATCACCGGCAACGTCAACCTCGGCGTGACCGGTTCGCCGCTCTCCGTGGTGGCGCGCGATCCTACCTCGGGCGAAGTCGAGCTTCTTGACGTGCTCATGCGTATGGGTCAGGTGCTCGACGAGCAGAACATCCCGGAAGTCGGCCGCTGGGTCGTCATGCCGGCGTGGGCTGGTCGCATGATCAAGCAGTCCGAGCTTCGGCAGGCATATCTGTCCGGTGACAGTGTTAGCATGTTGCGAAACGGGCGCCTGGGTATGATCGATCGGTTCACGATCTACATCAGCAACCTGTTGCCGAACAACAGCACTGACAGCGTGAACTTCGCCGCGGGCGAGTGGCCCATCTTCGCCGGCCATGCACATGGCCTGACGTTTGCCTCGCAGATTTCGAAGGTCGAGACCTTGCGCTCAGAGCTTACCTTCGGCCAAATCCTGCGCGGTCTACAGGTATATGGGTATCAAGTCGTCGATGGGAAGGCCCTCGTCCAGAGCCAAGTTACACCCGGTAGTTGAGTAACTATAGTGGCGGTTGTGTTCGTCACTATTTATAAAATCAACTCTTGACAACCATTCTGCGGGGGCTCATAACCCCCGCAGTTCCTTTATGAGGAGGTTGTCATGACACGGGTTCGCATAAATATGACTGGATGGACGGAAGAACAAAAGAAAGAGCACCGCCTTCAAAAAGGGCGGGAAAAAGCCCAAAAATGGCGTGCTGCTAATACAGAAAAACACCGTGAGCAGGTTAAAGAGTGGCAAGAAAATAATCTTGAAAGGCTTGTTGCTTACCAAAAAACTCGGAGTGCTCGTCAGACAGAAAGGCTTCAGAATGATCCCATATTTGCGGAGAACCGCCGAGAACAATGGCGTCGCTGGGCGAAAGACAATGCCGCGGCCCGGGACGAGTACAAATACGAACGACGGTATGGGTTTCGGTATGATGAGCGAGACCGCCGGCTGGCTTTGCAAAATTTCCTGTGTCAAATATGTTCTAAAGATATTCAGAAAAATTATCAGACTGATCACTGCCATAAGACCGGTAAGGTGCGAGGTTTTCTCTGCATGAACTGTAACACCATATTAGGGCTTTCCGGCGATAATCCAACCGTTCTACGAGCCGGCGCGGAGTACTTGGAGCGATGACATGGCCTACTTGATCGTCGGCGACTACCTCAAGGACGTGCGAACGCTTCTACAGGATCGCATTCAACCGTACCGATACAGCACGGGGAGCTTGATCCACGGGTTGAACCTGACACTGTTGGAAGTGCGCCGACTGCGACCGGACTTGTTGGTGGGATATCTCGACACGGTGCCACAATACGACTGGTCGGACGCGGCGAGCACGCTCAACCCTGGAACTGACAACAATGCGGACGATGACGATAACCCGACATGGTTCGAGACGGTGCCGATGGAACAGCAGTTCCGCAAGGCGCTCGTGCATGGGATTTCAGGCTATGCGATGCAGCGCGATCAAGAGGATATCGAGGACGAGCGTGCCACGGCGGACGTGATGACGTTCGAGAACATGCTGACCGAAGTGAAGTCCACCAAGGGTATGCAGCCGCCGAAGGGCTAAGCTATGAACGAGAACCCCGAATATTGGCAACCATGGCCCGGCCCGACAGGCACAACTGGGCCTGAGTTCCTTGGTGTTACCGGCGCGGTAACAGGTCCGGCATTTTATGGCGTGACCGGAGCCACCGGTCCAACCGGGATGCAGGAACTGCACCCCGGCGTGCACTATCTATATGATCGTGCCCGCATTGAGCTTGTGGGTGCCAGCGATGCGATGATCCGCGCCACCATGTACGATGTGCTGTTGGAGTTCTTCAACGATAGCTCGCTCTGGCTGGAAGTGATCCCGGGTCAGATTTACCCCCTGACGCAGCTTTATTACCTCCAACCGGGGAACCCCCAGAGCTTGGGCGATCCATTCCCCGAGGGCCGAATTATCCGTCTGGCCGGTGTGATCGGTGAGAACCATTTCCCGCAGGGCGCATTGATGCCGCAGCCACCGGTGATGATGTTGCAGTTCATTCCGAGCAACGAAATGTCGGTATGGGCGACCGTGGTCAAGGTGCCAAAGGCGCCCCATGACGGGGGTCTCCCGCACGTTCCGAACCATGTCGTGGAGAAATACGAGCCGTGGCTCCTTGCCGGGGTTAAGGGCAGACTAATGCAGCAGCCGAACCGGCCATACTCGGACGCGAAGAACGGGATTTTGCAGTACCAGACGTTCCGACAAGGGGTGAACATGGGCCGGGTGGCTGCGCTCCGCGGCAACGTCCAAGGCGGTCAAGCATGGGCATATCCGCAGTCGTTCCGGACCGAGAGCCAGCGCGGGTGGGTTGTGACCACCGGCAACCAACGGAGGTTCTAATGGACCGGCTTCCTCTTACTCGCGTGGACATTGAGATCGCTAACAACGTTTGGTGGGATGACGCCTTCCAGTTCGGCGATCCGAACGACTTCACGTGGACGCTGACTGGATTGACGTTCTACCTCGGGATCAAACATACCGATGACGACGCGGCGCCGTTTATCACGTACACGAGCGCGGCCGGTCAGATTGTGGTGCAGGACCCGATCAATCGTATCCTAGGGATGCTTGTGCCCGACACGACGATCCGTAATGGCGCCGCGGGACTTGCTGCTCTGCCGCCGGGCAAATACGTGTACGACCTGCTTATGGTTGCCACCTCCAATGGCCAGACTGATGGGCTCATGTACGGTGAGCTTCACGTCAGACAGGGCGTTACCATAGGACCAAGCTGATGCCCGTCACTCGCATACTGATCCCTCAAGCGCAGCGTACACCATTTCCGCCGATCCCGGTTATGGCGGTGCGGATTGCTGGGCCGACGGGGATAACAGGACCGACTGGGGCGGCTGGAACGGCGTCTGATACAGGCGCGACCGGGTACACCGGACCGACGGGTGTAACTGGCCCGGGCGGGACGGCAAGTAATACCGGCGCTACCGGGCCTACGGGGACTACTGGACCGACCGGTGCGACAGGTGCGACATCTACCGTGACTGGACCGACCGGGAACACTGGACCGACCGGAAGTGTGGGTGCGGCATCGACCGTAACTGGACCGACCGGGACCACTGGACCGACCGTAACTG